GCAATCTATTTTTTGCTCTGTTTATCAGAGCATCATAATGCTTTTGGTAGTTCATGAGAACTTGCACTCCACCATCATCTCTGTAAGACATGCGGTGAGGTTCAGTTCCTGATCTGCGACAAATGCTGATTGATATTGATACTTTGCGAGAATCAAAACTGCATTTGGAATCGTGGACTTATCCATAACTTCATAAAGACTGTCATAGATCTTACGATAAATCTTCGCAGGATCGTCGCTACCAAAATCAGCAACCCACTTACGCATTGCACTGAAGTTTTGATCTTTGAGTGATGCAACCAATTCAGTCAATGAAACATCAGCAATACTGGAAAGAATCCCAGCATCAATCTTACCGCTGACAGAATATCTTTGGAGTTCGTTTAGAACACGACGATAGTCAGGGAAGTGCTTCTTGACAACTTCAGCCAGTACTGCTTTATCATACGGCACCTTTTCAGTTGCGAGGATTTCAGCAGCACGCTTCATAAACGCCATTGCCATCTTGGGTTTATCTTCCTTGCGTAGTTTGAATTCAATCACAGCGCAGCGAGAATGCAATGGCTCAATGATACGGTTCTTGTAGTTACAAGTCATGATGAAGGTGCAGTTATGCGCAAACTCTTCCATTGCAGCACGCATGGCTGGCTGAGTTGAGTTTGGATTCAGATAATCTGCTTCATCGATAATGATGACTTTTTTACCGCCACCAAGAGACATTGCACTCGCATAGTTCTTGATCTTTGTTCGAAACGTATCAATACCACTCTCATCCGACCCGTTGATCATCAAATAGTCGCAACCAATCTCATCACACAGCGCTCTTGCAACTGTAGTCTTGCCAGTGCCAGGTCCACCGCAGAGAAGGAGATGAGGAATCTCCTTGCGATCTACATACGACTGAAAAGTGGACTTGTATTCCTCTGGAAGGATACAATCGGCAATAGTATGAGGACGGTATTTTTCAACCCACAATGCTTCAACCATAATATAAAACTCCTTGTCACTCAGTCACTATTCTACGCCATTTACCGTTTGCATACAAGTACATTTCACCATCTGGTCCGACGGTCATACTTGCCTTTACATGCTTTTGAGTTCCAGGGACAAACTGCGGTCCAAAATGGTACGTGTTAGGCTCGGTCGGACGCAGTTCGCCATACTCAGCACCAAGAGTTAGTTTACCATTGTGACCATTGGATTCAATTTCCTTGATGGACTTTGTTTTTTCAGAATCTGGTAAAATGGCTGCGGCGGCAACAATGCCACCACCAGCAACGCCACCAGCAAGACCAAGATACTTGAAAAAATTACGTCTTGTTGCCATACTTGTGCTCCCATACTGAATATGCAGCAACGAATAACACCAATAGAACTATTGGTGCTGATGCGGGAATCCACAAAAAGAAAGTATTTACTATGGCAAAGATTGCGAATACAAGAGCCACAATCAGTACTGATAGATCTGATTTATGCATAATATAACTCCAGAGAGAGAATGGGGTGGAGGAGGTGAACCCTCACGATGAGCAGTCTGGCGGATAGTACCGTCGGCAATGAGTGCCGCACCCCATAGTTTTATTTAGCCACGTTTTCGTAAATGGTCTGGAAGTCACTCTGCTCTGCAACTTCCTCTTCATAATTACGTTTGTGGTAGGTCCGCGCTAGTTTACGTCCCAACTTCTTGGGAATCTCACATTCGTCTTGCATCTTCTGAAGAATCTCTTTGATGAGATCTCGCTCTGCTTCAATACGAGTGAGTGAGTTTGAGATTTCTTGAAGGCATCCCAGAACCTTTGCTTTATCAAGTGCCATGATCAATCTTCTCCAAATGTCGACGCTGCTGCTTCAATCGCAATGTAATAGGTAATTGCAACAGTCTTGTGTTTGAACTGCGCCATTCCTTTCTTTGCAATCGCAACATCATATGAGCCATCAAGCAACTTGAAGTTTTCAACCTTCATAACAACTTTGAAAGTCTTACCATCAGTTACTGATCCAATCTCAATCTTAGATTGATCAGCAGAATCATCCTTCACATCAGTTGCAATAAACTGAATTGTAGAACCATCGCTTTCAAATACAAAGTTTGGTGAGCCAGAAATGCCAGCACTCTTACGCATCCAATCAAGATCTTCTTGCGAAAGGCTGAACGAGCAATCAGGATCGCCGAATGTAATTGGCTTTTCTGGTGCTGTTACAATCACCTTTGGTGAACAATACTTGATATAATCAGACTTCTTCTTATTCTCAGTGCTGATATTGATTTTATCATCATCAAACGCCAACTCTGCATCCTTGTAAAGAGAAACCTTTGCGAGGAGTTTATTCAAATCGTACAAAGCAAATTCTTTTGGAAAACTCTCACCAACTGTTGCTTCGACAAAGATTGTCTTCAGCGGTGAAATGGTTTTCAAAGTATTGCCAGACTTGAAAAGGAGACTTTGGTTGATGCTCGAGAAATTCTTGAGCACTGTCACTGTATCATCAGAAAGTTTCATAATTTACGACCTCAATTGCTTCAACACGATTATTATATAACGAATCAACTATTTTGTCAACCCTACTGGTCAACTCATCCAAACTACAATTATTATCCATCACAATATCATAGTCAGAACCAATCCATGCCCATTCAGAATAATGGACTTCTGGATATGCATTACGCATCACATCTAGATTGTGATGCCCCAAATTGCACTCTCGAGCCAAATCATACCACTCAGGATCAGGACCACGACGAACACGAATAACATGTCCGCCAGAATCTCTAATAGCCTTGATCTCATTTGGAAATCTCACATCAGCAATCACATAATTGTTCCAAGGTGCTTGCTCACAACGACGCATCACAGTGTGGACCCAGAGGTCAGGATGGAAGACATCCCTTCCTGCCTCTGTGCCCATTAGCTGGAGTGCTAATCTTGGTGAAAATGGCTTACCAAGTTTTTCAGACCACCACGGATCATCTTGTTCACGCCATGCTCTTGAGCCTGGAGTGTCGCCTTCGAGCATACTACGATTCCAACCAAAGATCGTAGCGCAAGCATCTTTGACGCTGTTTGCGTAACTCTCTTTGAAAAAATCGTGACGATCTACCAAGAGATCTGCAACTGTGCCTTTCCCTGCTCCGATAAAGCCAACGAGTCCGACAATCATATACGATTATAGAGATCCGACGAAGTTTGCAACGGCTGGCATGTCACCAGTGAACGCATAGGTTCCAACATGATGCGTCTTCATCCAAGGACATAACCAAATTTGACCACCGATATTTCTCCACCACTGGCAGAACATATAGTCTTCAGAGAGATAACGATCAGACCCACGACCACCATTTTCCTTTGTATCAATGACAGTATCAAAGTATGCATGGATATATCGTGAACCATCAAAGTTGGCTTGACCAACATGGTCTGGACGATACTTCAATTGTGGATATGCTTCGGCGAATTTTGGGAAAACTTCACGCTTGACCATCATATAACCTGTGCCAATCTCAAGAACTTCGACTGGCTCAGCAACTGAAAACTTCTCAGTGCCTGGAACTGGATTAAAGACGAAATCACCAGCAAGTTTTTCCATATCTTGCGGAGTAATCTCTGGATGACGCTTGACGCCTTCTTTCACAGCACCCCACTTGATCGACTTCTTTGGATATGGTCCGCCAATGACATCCTTCTTCATAGCAAGCAATGCAATTACATCGCGTGGATCAAAATGAATATCAGCATCAATGAATAGCAAATGAGTAAAACCTTCTGCTCGGAGGAACTCATCTACGAGATAATTGCGTGCACGAGTAATAAGAGATTCGTTAAATATGAAAGAAAAACGAACTTCAATGCCGTACTGTGTACACACAGATTGAAGATCAAGGCAAGACTTTAGATACATTCCATGCGCAGAGCCACCATACATTGGGGTTGCAACAAATAGTTTATTTTTGCGTAGTTCTTCTACAGAGACTTCTAACTGCATAATTATTCACTCCAGTTGTAAAATTTTCTAATATTGTCAATAATCTTAGACTGATCATCGAGATTTTCGTTGACCATTGTCTCTATATAGTCCATGAGAGTCAGCGACCCCATTATATTCGAGATTTTCGTCGCACGAGAATTTTTGAATTTGTCATCTTGGTCGTCTTTACGATCAACATGGCGCTGTTCTTTGATATCATGTGATGCTGAAAGAACAAGAACCTTAAATGAATTCGGAAACCATTCTGAGAGTTTGTCCAGAAGTTTACCATTGAACAGGCGATCACCTTCGAAGATGACATTTGTTTCAGCATCTTCATACCATAACTCACTGAAGAACTTCTCAGCATCTGGCTGGACTGCCATACTCAAACGATCTGTTCCTTGAAACACATTACCATCATTTGCATACTTGCCAAGAATATACAGATTTAGTTTCTTGGAATACATTGCGTCAAGTAACTTCTGTGGCTTGACAACTTGCCAGTCATCAGCCATTGAAATCAACTTAAACATCAAAGTGGTCTTGCCAGTTGCTGGTTCACCACCCATTGCAATCACTTTTACCATAATGCTTCTAGTCCTTGTTGTACTGGGGTTTCATCTGAAAACATCCACTCAAGACGATCTATTCTACCACTTCTCACATAAGAAGTAAACTTTTCTTTGTTGATTGTAGCATTACGAATTGCAAGTCTTGAATCAAGAGTTTCATCTCTTGATTGCCACAACACATTCCACTCAATGCCTGTCCAGCCATCTTTTTCTGCTTGCTGAATTTCTTCAGACTGACGATCAAGATAGTAACCAAGATATCGCCCATGGTGTTCACGAAAGATTTTCTTGAACGAACAAAGGCAAGTCTCCATGGTGAAGAAATCTATCTGTAATTTGAGTTCAGGAAATCTTCCTCTTGTTTCTTCAAGTATGTCTTTCGCTTCACTTTCAAGGTCATTGCATTCTCCAGCAGTAAGTTTTGAATCGTATTTGTCATCTTGCCCGAGGGCGAAATGCAAACCATTGCGATGTGAGCGAGAGCCAGAATAATCGTCAAGCATGAGAGAAGTAGGTATGCACTTAATGCCAGCAGTATGAGCGAGATGCTGCATATAAAACCAAGTGGAATAACGACCAAACTTGTAAAGAGAGTTTTTAAGATTATTCCAAAGGTTGTCAAAAGTCTGCTCTTCATTGTCTCCATAATAATTCTCCAAAACTTCTCTTTGTGTACGATTGCCAATAAACTCTTGATAAGATTCAAACATGGCTGGCAAGTGACCCTTGTTCCACTTTGTATCTGTTTGGTATCTCAGCCTTTTGTAGTTGTGACTATTCCACCAAGAGATACGATCCACAGTGGCGAGTTCATAATCTGGGAACTCATTCTTAAGAACCCATGCAGTTGGTAGTTGATATGTGTTACCATACAACCACGCAAACCACAATCGCTCTTCGTCATTGTGTTCGTATCGCTGGTGGAGATAGTTGGTGCACCATACGGCTGGATCGCAATCGCCATATTTCATGGACCATGCGTACCAGCGTATGAATTGCTCACGCCTCTCTTTAGTTGTTGAACGCAGGGAGGACATCAATAGTAATATCAAGTTGCATATAGTTAATCATATCACGAAGTTTATCAATATGCTTCTCTTGGTC